AATAAACCATATGAACGATCTACTCCAACTCCGTTATACGCACCAGGTTTCCATGCAGATTCCCTACCTGCAATAGCCATCATATTTAGCAAGTGCTGTCCACGAAATCCTCGCTTGTACATTAAAGTTGCAAGTGCTACAGGGTCCATTGCTCCTGCTGGAGGAGTTCCTGCTGCCTGTGGGGTTGAGTTACTAGTTCTTCCAGTGCTTTGTGACTGGACACTGCTACTCCCACTTCCAGAAGCACCACCCATTGCTTGTTGGTTTTCAGCAGATATTGCACTTATTTGCTGACTTAAGGACATTCCTTGGAATGTGCTGTATGTTCCCGCACCACCACTACCTTTTTTACCTACATACTTATCGCCAATAATATAAGCACCAGTATCTGACCCACTACCTCCCTTAGACGTTCCTGGAGGAGCGCCCCACTTAGAGCCACTCTTCTCATATTCCCATCGTGAGTTAGGAAGTTCTGCTGGTTGAATGTGCCAAGGCTCACCGTTGACATCCCCAAAAGTCTTAAGTCCGAATCGGGCAGCATTCTTCTGTACCCAGTCAAGGTCTCCAACAAGGTCGGCAGCAAGTCCAATTTCGTGCATAGACTTTCCTGGAGGTGCAGCAGGAGCACCACTAGTGTGCTTGTACTGTTCTCCATTCCATTCAGCATCGCCCTCTGATCCATCCGTTACTTTTGTATACCGAGAAAGGAACAGTTGTTTTTGTGTGCCCTCTGAACGAATACCCTCACCAATACCTACGTTAGGGTTTTCTGCAAACATCTGCAATAGGCGGTTTTTAAAGGTTGTGTTCATTGGCGCAAATGTAGATGCAGTTGCTACCTGAGAAAGTGGAACACGATTAGCAGGCTTAGAGTAACCCATAGGCACAGATACACCAGATTTTTGTTTCTTATCTGCTGGCATTGGGTCACCAGTCATTAAGGTTCCACCCATCATCATTAGTGGTACTCCTGCCGCAGAACCAATACCTGTTCCGACAGCAGCAGCACCAAGACCAAAGGAAAGCGCCCCAAGTCCTTTTCGGAGCATTCCACCCTTTGTAGATATTCCTTTTCCAATAATTGGAGAGAGCGCTTCTTCAAGTCCACCCAAGGCTCTAGTTACTGCTTGGATTCCCTTTTCCATATCAGCATAGTTGTCTGCTTGACGCTTATAGAAGTTCTCATCTCTTCCTTCTTTTGTGCGGGCAGTCTCCTCTGCTTGGGTAGCAAAGTTGTCTTCAATGCCCATCATCTTTCTTTGGGCTTTGTTGGAAGGGTCGTACATTCCCTTCCCGCCCTTCTTCTGATACGCAACATTAGAATCGGCGTAGTCAAGAACCATGTCAATCATGTCTGGTGGGACACCCATTGATTCCAATCTTGTTCTTGTTACTGATCCAGATTGACGTGCTCCCTTAAGCACTCCAGCATTAGTTAAACCAGAATTCTTTGTAATGTCCTTGATGACTTGATCAATTCCACGCTGTTGCCCACCCACACCATAGATACCTGTTCCAAGCATCATGGTCATACGGTTGTTTACTTGGGCAGTTCCCAATGTTTGCACCATGTTTGCCATGTCACCAGTGGAGTAGGAATATCCAGACACGGCACGAAGCCCAGCAATACCACCTGCTTGTTTAGATGCTTCAATTCCTGTACTTGCTTGAAGCGAAAGCAACGTATCAATTCCACCATAGCCAAGTCGTTGATTCTGTAGTGGTTCTCGCATTTGGTGGTAATACTGATTATTTGTAATACCTTTGTTCTGTTGGTAGTAAACACCAAGTTTGTCAGCACCAAGAGATCTTTGGTAATTGTTATTTATACGATTGTCTAGTGCTTGGATTCCTGCGTTAAGCACTTGCATAGCAGCAGCAGCAGTACGACCACCTCCGCCACCACCCATTCCACCACCCATTCCACCACCGCCAGCGGCTTGGTTAATAGTAATGTTTTGGATTGCTTGTCTAGCATCAGTTGAATTGGCTTGGATTGTTGGGTTATTAGTATTACCACTGGCTGAACCTAGTGGTAACTCAATACCACCAGCACTTTTATTTGCTTGTGTTCCTGGAAGACCACCAGCCTTTTGAATACCCTGTAAGGCTTTAAGAGTTTTATCTAGTTTGGTATTGATTTGCGTTAAGTTTTTACTAAGCCATTCAAAATCACCACGAACGCCTTTAACGCTTTTAGCCAACTTATCAATAGATTCCGTATCAAGTTTAAACTTGGTACGAAGATCTCCTAGGTTTTTCTCTGCCATTATGACTCCTGTTTACGCCATTTGCTCATTGCTGACCAGTAGGATCTTTGCCGTACAGTCATCGTTTTAATGTCTTTGAGCGAAAAGCCCTTGTAAACAGTTGCTATTGAATCGTAGTCCCAATATGTTACTACTAAATTAGCCGAATAAAAGTGAGGCCCAGTTGAGCATGATTGGGAAAGGCTTTTCGCAATGGGCACAGTGGGCATCCACCTCCTTGATTTCTGGGCCAGGTTGTGCTTCCAATAGTCTGTCAATGATTTTTGCTCGGTCTCGCATACCCAATTTCTTAGCCCAAACCAATGGATCATTAGGTTTAGTACCCTCTGCCCAAACAGCACACCTTGCAATAAGGATGGTGTTCTGCTCTGGAATAGTTGTTGCTGTCTTGCTAACATACTGGCTATCAGAGCCAGTAACTAGGTCAAACTTCTGTAATGTCCCATTTTTAAGTACAACCTCAATAGGTTCTTTTGGGTCTAGTTCACTGTCCCGATTAGGGAAATCGTTTAAGTTAATAAACACGTCGTTACTTAAACGGCAGTGTGGGCAATTAATTTGGTATTCACGCCTATCGCCATATGTTGCTTTGACTGTAGCCAAGAATAGAGCATCCCGATCACCAATAATGAGAGAGTCAATAACCGATGGCTTATCTTTAATACTTGTGTTTCCAATAGAGACAACACTCCTTTTAAGAAGTGCCGCCATATATTGTGCATACAACAAATCATCATCAGAATCAAGAGCCGCAAGCGCCTCTTCATCTTCTCCAGTAAGTTCCGATACTACGGCGGTGGTTTCCCACTCGCCAGTAGTAATGTTCTTAACTCCTCGGAAAAGTTCAATAGTTACATCTGGTGATTCTTGAATACGGGGTACTGGGTCAGACATGGCATGATTAAGTGCCATAGCATCAGATTGTGTTGCCATTATTACTCCTAATTGTTTGGTAACCGAATACTATCTTAAAACAAATTATCGTGCTGCTAGTTCATCAATCTTGGTTGGGTCCCACTCAATGTAAAAACCTTCATGGTGAATATTCATTTGTTGTACCATGATGCCGTTGTCTCCAGCATTCAAGTCACTAAGACCGTATGCGCCAGGCCAGCAGTTAAACATTTTAAATGCCAACTTTACGTTGCCTGGCTTTACTGATGTACCAGCAGTGTTATCCATTTGATACTGAGCATCTCCAGCCATGTACGGGTGATCATACACCTTAACAAGGATGTCACAACGGTAGTTGATAGAGTCTCCTGCGGAACCACCTTCAAAACCATTGATGCCACCGTTGATCCAAGCATGCATGAATTTCTGCCACTGCCACAACTGATCCTGACCAGAGAAAGCACCACGAGCAAAAGAAACTGCTGGGAAGTCTGACTGACCAATCATCTTATGTGGATGTGTATTCATGCCACCTTCACGGTAAGCAATCAATTCATTTTGTACTGATAGACCACCAACCTGGGCAAAACCAAGATCGCCTACACCATTAAGTAGTGTCTGTAGTCCGCTATCAATAGGTACAAACCTGACCGTAAATTTAAAGTTACGTAGAGGGTCTGTACGCTGGGTTTGTGCATTTGCCATTAGTGTCTCCTAGATATTAGTGGTTACTGTGCTTCCACCAGTCCATTGACTGATGGTGATTACGATAAATTCAGCAGGTGATTGCAAGGCAACTCCTACTTCAATGTTTACAACTCCATTTTCAATATCCAGTGCCGTGTTGTTTGCTGAACCGCAGTTTACATAGAATGCTTCTTGCGCTGTGCGTCCTTTAAGTCCGCCAGTTGCCCAGAATGTATTGAGTAGAGCGGTAACACGAACAGTGAGGTCTGTCCAAAGTCGGTCATCGTTTGGCTCAAATAATGCTGATGCAGTAGTTGTCTTCAACGTATCTTTGAGGAAGTTAAGTGAGCGGCGAACCGACACAAACTTATCTGAAGTGTTACGAGCCTGTGTACGGGAACCATTAATGATTACACCTACTCCAGGAACTAGAGTAAACAAGTTTAATTGATTTTCTCTGTACAAGGTACCCTGCTCTGTTTCAGTAAGGTTTGCAAGCAAGCCATACACGTTGCGAAGATCAAGTCCGTAACCAGCAGGAGATTTTGCAATGCCTCGTGATACTTCCGAACGAACAAACGCACCAGCAACTGCTCCACCTGGGTAGGTGTCACGAACAGCGGCAGCACCAGTCTTTGTTGGATCAAACATTTTAAGTGCTGGTCCGTACACGGCTGCATAACTTGATTTGGTGTATGGCTCAACAGCATCTGCCAAAGTTTGTTTTGAAGTTGCTGTAAGTGGACTATCAATGATTAGGAACGAGTTTCCACGAGTAGCCATAACGGAAATAGCGTTGTTAATAATTGTTGAGTTAGTTTGTCCAACCAAGTTAAACAACAAGCCTGGAACAATTGTGTCGTAGCGGTTAATGGTAGTTGCCCAATCATTTGCATCAATTGTTGAGCCGTTAGAGCCACTTGAGAAAGTAGTTGCTGATACGTAGTCACCTACAGCAAGACCAGTAACTGCAATAGCAACTCCACTTGCAACTGTTGCTACGCTTGCTGAAACTACGTATGAAGAGTAGTTATTTAGAACAGTAGCAACGTAACGATTACTTGCTGGATTCAAAGATAGTCCAGACCAACTTTCTACTGTCGTTCCATCAAGATTTACTGAAACAGTAAACAATGAATCAATGTTTGCTTTTGGTGCAGTAGTAATATCTGTTAAAGTTTCTGATTGGAATGTGTAATCAGCAGTAATGCCGTTACCCCATGTTCCAACTGACTTTGCGTTTAAGAGAACCAAGTTGGTAAGTGCCCCACCTGTTGGAGTTCCCGTAAGCGCACCAGCAGCAACTACTGCTGCGGCATCAGCAACACGTGCCACATACGCAGCCTGACCACCATTAGCAAAGTAATGGTAAACAGCATAGCCAAGGTCATAAGAAATATCTAGATCACCAAAGAGTGCTTTGTACATAGCCCAAGTTGTAACCAGCGTTGGGGTAGTTGGTCCTCGTTCTGCTGTTCCTAAAAATGCAGCAGCAGTTGATCCAGTGTTCTGTTGAATGTTTGTCGCAAACGTACCTTCTTGTACGTATACTCCTGGGCGTTCGTAAGCCATTATTTACTCCTCTAACTTAGTGGGGGTTTTGATAGGAAAATCACGAGTTAAAAACATAGGTTTGATGGCTAATTGTACTACTGATTGACGTGACAGGTTTTGTCTGCGCCAACTGCACTAACTCTTGTCCTGTTATTTCTGCTGACATTTTTAATGTTAACACCTTACGGAATATGCGTTTTCTGTACCCTGATTCAGTATCCAGTAGATCCGCATTGGTCCAATCCAGCATGTCAAACCTTCGTACCGTATTATCTGCTGGGATAGTAATGGAGTTGTACCTAAAGGGCACAACCTTTGAAAGCAGGACAGAAGTCAATTGTCTGTCATGTAGTGCAGATCGGCAATAAATAGAAACTTGATAAAGAAGGTCTACAGGGACAAATGGGTCGGCAGTCATAAAATGAGCGCTAGCAGAATAAGAGTTGCTGGCGCTTACTAAAGATGCTTCACTAGGCCAGTAGGTAGCAAAGCCTGGGTGGTTCTCAAACCGAGCACTATGAGTTGTGTCAAAGTACACAGGGCTATCAGAGTATTGACGGTCTGTGGCATGCAGCACGTCTATAAGTTCAATAGTAACAAATGGGTATTCCCGCTCAGTTTCACCTTCTGGGTAACGAAAGAATACTTTGACGGGACGACGGGCGTTACGATCATCAACTACATACAAAGAACTAAACCTTGCCTTAATTGCCTCGTCCTCTGCAAGGATAAAGCCAGTCTTCATTTGCTACGCCCAGTGTCGGCTAATTTCTTTAGTTTACGCTCAATAGCCTTACCAAACTTTGAGTTAGCCGTAATAACTTCATGGCGAAGTATTGACTTTGCCCCTGTGCTTGGAGAGCCATACTCAATCTCCATTGCTTGCTTACTAGACTTTGCAGTGGTTCCGTAGACAAATGAACCATCTTTATTGTCCCATTGGATTCTAAAGTCTTTTGCAATACCTTCCCAACCCTTGTCTTTTTGTGGGAGTACTGCCTGAATGCGGGATACCTCTTCTTCTCTACATTCCTCAATGATGTCATTAAGGTATGTTTCTAGGTTAAGCAGTAAGTCACCATAAAAAGCAAGTGGCGCTGGAC